AGTCAATAAAGCTCATGTAGAGCTCATGAATGGAAATGGCCAAATGGAATTATTTTTATGAAAGGAGGCTTAAAACCATGAGCCGTAAAACAATTACTGCTGTTATAGCTGTGATCGGCGCTGTATTAACATTTTTCAGCAAGGAATTCGGGTTATCTATTGATCCGACCGCTGTTGTGGCTGGTATGACTGCTTTGGTGCTTTATATCTTGTTCGAAGCTAAGCTTGATTTGAAGAAGATCAAAGCGCAGTCTAAACGTTTCAAGGATCCTAAGTTCTGGCTGGCTTTTTTGTCCGCGATTCTTGTTGCTGTCAACGAATCGTTCGGATTGAATCTGCCTATCGAAGCTATTGTCTCAGTTCTAACATTGGTCATGTCTACGCTCTTTGGTGTGGAATTTCAAAAAGCAAAGACTTAACTGAACTAGGACAAGTGGGATGGGGTGGGCGAAATTAAAGGAAACTATGAATAAAAAATGGTTCACAGTCAAAGAAGCAGCTGAATATTTCAGCATAAAGAAACAAACGCTTTATGGCCTCATAGGCAGAGGATTGGTACCTGGCGATGCGGTCCTCAGATTAGGAAGACAAATCAGATTAGATATTAAGAAGATAGAGGAAAAAGGGATTAAAAGGGATCGATAGAATTATAATGGCTGATTTAGCAATAAAAAAGAGACTGAACAGAGCTGTAAAAAGCGCTGCATCTCTTTTAGATCGGCCTGAATATGGAAAAGTAATCATATTAGATAATCATGTCTTTCACATCGAGGCCATAAGAGATAAAGAAATAAGAAAAATAAGAATCACTTTGGATGAAATAACGGATAATGACATTAATCTTGTAAAGAAATTTGAATTACCGGAGATCTGCACTAAGGAGATTTGGTGTAAAAAACGATATCAAAAAAATTTTGTAATCAAAAAAATTTCTGCAAAATAGCCCCTCCTAAAAAAAGCTTGTCAAGTCAAAAAGGTGTCTAATTCCCCCACCTTCTCGCCAAAATGGGACACCTTCTCGCCAAAATGGGACACCTTCTCAAAAACCTTAAAAAACCGGGTTTATATTAACCATGAATGGCAAACGATACTTTACTACGCGCAAAGTTTGAGCAGTTATTCTCTATTCTTACCTTTTATTCACGTTCAAAGAATATTCTTTTTATAACCTTCCGTTTCCTGGTTACTGCAGAAGAGCAGAATAAACTCTATCAGCAGGGAAGAACAGAACCCGGGAAAATCATAACCAATTGTGATGGGTACAAAAAAGTATCAGCTCATCAAAAAGGACGGGCCAAGGATATTGTCATCATGGACAGTACAGGAAAGCTTATCTGGGACCATGTTCCGGAGTATGACATTCTTGGGGAGCTCTGGGAACAGACCGGTGGCAAGTGGGGCGGCCGGTGGTTTAAGGAAGGGAAAACAAAGTTTGATGATTGCTATCACTTTGAGGCATGAAAATGAGTAACGAACTAAGCACATTCCTGCAGTTGCTATATATGGCATTAAAGGCCTTAAACAAAAATAAATCTGAGAAGTTTGAAAATGAATGGGAAAAAGACATACCTAAACTCACGAAGGCTGTTAAAGACGGTGATATTGATACTATTCGCGATATCACTGCTAAATATTACAGCCTGTAAGACGAAAATTGAGACTCTGCCGGTCCATCAGGATGATGTTCCGGTCCGGCAGCTTGAGAACGGCAACTATGAAGTCACTCCCGGATATGTCCTGAGACATACCGCGATGATGGCCCAGATTAAGATCCTGAAGCAAAAACTTGAAGAGTGCAGAGGGGGAAAGTAATGGAAGAACAGGTGGTCCAGGCAGGGAACCAGATTTATTTATACATCGGGATGGGGGTGACAGTGGCATTTGTGGCTCTGGATAAGGCTATGGCCTTTATTTCAAAGAAGAAAAATAACGGAAAAGGCAATGGAAGCTTAACAAGCCATTACAGAGAAATCATGGAAAACAAAACCCGGAGCCTCATGAACAAACAGGCCATAAATGCGATGTGTAAAACCATAAATGGGATGAAGGAAGAAAACAGGGAAGACCATAAGACCATATTTAGCAAACTAGACAGGCTGTTTGAGAAGGTGAAATGAATATAAAGAGGGTTCCTATTGATCAGGTGAAAGCCTGGGAAGAAAATCCCAGGAACATAAAAACCAAGGATTTTGAACGTCTTAAAAAACAGATCAAGGAACTTGGAGTCTATAAACCTATGATAGCTTGTTCTGAAAACGGGGGATACACAATCCTTGGCGGAAACATGAGGCTCAGGGCTTTAAAAGAGCTGGGAATCAAAGAGGTGGATATAAGCATAGTGCATCCTAAATCCAAAGCAGAAAAAATCAAATACGCGCTCTCAGACAACGATAGAGCTGGAGAGTATGAAGAAGAAAAGCTGGCTGAGCTTGTTTATCCATATATGCAGGATATAGACCTTGAGGAATTCAAGATAGATCTGGAGGAGCCAGCGGAGCTTAAGGAAGTATTGAAGGGTTATGGTCCTGATTTAGACAGCAATGAAGATGAGATGCTTGAGATAGATGATACTCCTGCAATAACCAAAAAAGGTGATTTGTTTATCCTTGGAAAACATCGGTTGCTTTGTGGGGATGCTGCAAAGGAAAAAGATGTTGAGAGACTGATGGGAGAGAAGAAGGCGGATATGGTTTTTACTGATCCACCTTATGGGATGAATTTGGATACAAATTTTTCGCGCATGAGCAATAGAAAAAGCGCTTTAAATAAAAGATGTCGATCTAAGAATTATGAAAAGGTTATTGGCGATATAAACTTTTTTGATCCAAAAGAAATATTCATATTTTTTGGATATTGTAAAGAAATATTCTTATGGGGAGCTGATTATTACAGCGAAAAAATTCCCAATAGAAAGAGGGGAAGTTGGTTTGTTTGGGATAAAAGAAGTGGCTTAGAAGACATTGAATTCAGTTTATCAGAATTCGAACTGTGTTGGTCAAAAAATAAACATCATAGGAAAATCATAAGAATAAGATGGTTTGGAGCGTTAGGGACTGAACAAGAAGATATAAAGAAAAGGATACATCCCACTCAAAAACCGATCATTCTATGTGAGTGGTTTATTAACCAATTTAGTTCTCCGAAGCAATTAATTTGGGATGGTTATTTAGGTTCAGGAACAACTCTAATCGCTTGTGAAAGGACGGACCGTATCTGCTATGGGATGGAGATAGATCCCAAATACTGCGATGCCATTATAAAGCGATATTCCGATTATACAGGTACTCCGGAAGAGAAGATAAGGGGAACGGTGGAACATGGCTAAAAAAAGAGGAAGGCCCCCTAAATATGACAAAGTGGATCTATCTCTTGTGCAGTCTCTAGCCAGTCTGGGATTGATTGATAAAGAGATTGCAATAATCTTGGATATCTCAGAAAGAACGCTTAATTACTACAAGAAAAAGCCTGAATTTTTGCAGTCCATAAAAAAGGGGAAACTTAAAGCAGATATTCAAATAACAAAGAGTTTATATAACAAAGCAAAGGGTGGAGATACAACAGCAATCATATTCTGGCTGAAAAACAGGTTGCCAAGTATTTGGAGAGATAAGCAGGATATTGAACACAGCGGATCTGTAGGTGTTACCTATCAGATCTCAGAGAAATTTATGCCTAAAGAAGGCAAAGGAAAGAAGAATTGAAAATATTTTTTTTAATTTTGGCCATGATCATGAACCTTAATCAATACCTGAACCCTAATCATACGGAGTTGTTCCAATCCACTGATTTTGAATTGGCTGTAAGAGGCGGAGCCAATGCCGGCAAGACTTATTCTATTTCAGACAAGATGCTTCTTCAACCAGTATGGCAGCCTGATAAAAGACTTAAGGCCCTGGTCCTCAGAAAGACGCTGCCGGCTCTTAAAAACAGCGTGATTGACATAATGGAGCGCCGGGCAGAGTTATTCAAACTTCCTTTCCGGATCAATAAGAATGAGAACAACGCTCAGTGCCTCAATATGCAGTATGTTTTTTTGAGCCTTAACAACAAAGAGGATTATTACAAGATAAAGTCCATAACAGATGTTGATTTTATCTGGGTGAATGAGGTCAATGAAATAAGGGAAACAGATTATGAGCTCTTGAAAACCAGGATAAGAGGGGGCCAGAGCTATTTTAAGCAATTTATCACTGATTTTAATCCCATAGGAAAAACATCATGGGTATTTACCCGATTTTATCAAAAGAACATAGGAAATGTCAGAAAACTTCGTTATACAATTTTTGATAATCCCTGGGCCAGCCAGCATGAGATCGCAGCCTTAAAGGATACTAAAGAGCATAATCCTAATTTTTATAAGGTTTATTTTAAAGGTGAATGGGGAGATCTGGAAGGTCTCATATATTCCAACTGGGATATAGTTCCGAATCCACCTAAGAATCCGGATGAAATATTTTATGGAGGGGATTTTGGATACAGCGTCAATCCAGCTGCTTATATCCGGATCTACCGAAAGGCTGATGAATTCTGGGTTGAGGAAATCATCTATGAGACCGGGCTGACTAATCCCAAACTGGCAGAGAAGATAAAAAGCCTGGGAGCTGATGATGCGGAATCTTACTGGGACTCCTCAGAGCCTAAATCCATTGACGAGCTCTGTGACAATGGGATAAACGCGAAACCAGCATCGAAGGGACCTGATTCAGTAAGAGCCGGCATAGATTTCCTTCAGTCAAAGAAGATCCATATCATCGATGGATCTGAAAACATCATAAAAGAACAAAAGAGCTATGTGAACAAACAGGACAAGGACGGAAATTTCTTACCTGAGCCTATGAAATTCAATGATCACACAATGGATGCCATACGGTATGGGATATTTACTCACTGCAAGGACCGAATAGAACCAAGGATATGGAGAGCGTGATGTCTTTTTTGAGTATATTTAAAAGAAAAGCAAAAGAGCCTCCTCCTCAAGGCATGGTTGCTTTCATGATGAGGAATCCTGTCTGGACCGAAACAAGCCTGGAGAACCTGGCCAAGGTCGGATACGAGAACTGCATGACCGTTTTCACATGCGTCAGCAAGCTCACAAGGGCCGCCGGGGGAATTCCTTGGGTTTTGTATAAAACACCCCAGTCGGCAAGCTCGAGAAGAGAAGAGCTGTATTCTCATGAGCTTTTAACGCTGATCGGAAGGCCGAATCCACAGCAGGGGCAATCAAGGTTCATAGAGGGCGTAACCGGATTTTACTATGTCTCCGGAAATTCATACATATTGGAAATCGGACCGGAAAGGAAAGATGCCCCACCCAGAGAGATGTACTGGCTTTATCCTCACCAGACACAAATTTTATCAGGTAATTATATTGAGCCTATTTCTGGATACAAATACACAGCGGATCCGAACAATCCAAAAATATACAAGCCAGACGAAGTATTGCACCTGAAGAGTTTCCACACAACTGATCATTATTATGGATTGAGTCCTCTTAAGGTTGCGGCCCAAGGGGTAGACACTCTGAACATGGCCACAGAATGGAATATGAAACTTCTTCAGAATGAAATGCGTCCTTCCGGAGCGATTAAAATGGAGGGACATGTATCAGAAGAACAGAGAAAAGTCCTTAAAAAGAGCCTTAAGGAGGATTGGAGCGGATATGAAAATGCTGGGAGGCCTTTGATCCTTGAAGGGGCCCAGGAATGGATGCCGTTTTCAATCAATCCCAAAGATGCAGACTGGCTGAATTCCCAGAAGCTAACGATCAGGTTTGTGAGCCTGACCTTGGGTATTCCTCCCGAGCTGGTTGGGGATGCGGAGAACAAGACATACAGTAACCAGAAGGAAGCAAGAAAAGCCCTTTATGAGGAAACCATTCTTCCTTATATGGACTTCTTGAGGGATGAGCTCAACAATTGGCTCACGCCAAAATTCGGAGAAAGGCTCTTTCTGGATTATGATCGGGATTCCATAGAGGCTTTAAAAGAGGAAAGACAATCTATATTTGACAGGGCTGAGAAATCTACGTTTTTAACTATAAATGAAAAACGGTTGATGACTGGATTTGATGAGATTCCTAATGGTGACGTTATTTATATGCCGATAAGCATGATCCCTATTGGATCCAGTCCAAAAAAAGAGGATGAAGAAAAGAGATTCGGCTTTAAATCAAAAAGCAAGTCATTCTGGCAGGCTCCGGAAAGAAAAGAGGCCCTCTGGAATAATTTTGTTCTTCGAGTTAAGGCCAAAGAGAAGGCTTTTGTTCCATTAGCTGAAGAATATATGAAAGAGCAGGGCAAACGGATCCAGAAGGCCTTAAAAGACATTTATACGATATCAGGGCTTGAGCCTGATGGAATATTTGACCTGAAGGCAGAGGCAAAGGCTTATCAAAAGAAATTCATGTCCTGGTATGTAGATACAGCACAGAGAGCAGGTGAAGCCGGACTCGTAATTTCAAAAGGGGATCTTTACAGCCTGGAGAGCAAACCCAGAGGTGTAGATTTTGAAATGACTCCAGAGCTTGAGGAGCTGTTACAAGAAATGGTTTATAACTCCGGGACCAAAGTCAATGAGACCATGATCGATATTATTTATCGAACTATAAAGAGAGCAGAGAAAGAGAGCTGGACCGTTGAAGAATTAACACAGATGATAAACCATCAAATTGATGATTTCATGCCCTGGCGGTCCAGACTATGGGCCAGGACAGAAGGGGTCAAGACTGAGAATTGGGGACAGCTTGAAGGATATAAACGAGCTGAATTTGTAGAGAAAAAAGGCTGGCTGTCAGCTTTCGCTCCGGATACCCGGGAATCTCATATGGCAGCCGATGCTCAATACTCAGAGAATCCGATTCCTTTAGAAGAAGCTTTTATTATCGGAGGGGAATCTCTTCAATATCCGGGGGATCCAGCTGGTAGCCCTGAAAATGTTTGTAACTGCCTGTGCTCTACATATCCGGAAGTCATGGAATTACAGGGAGGCTAAAATGGAAACAAAAAACTTTAAATTTAAATTCGATGATATAAATGAAAAAGAGGGTGTATTTTCTGGGATGGCTTCAGTCTATGATGTTGTAGACAGCTATAACGAAGTTGTTATGAAGGGGGCCTTTAAAAAGACCCTTCAGGAAAATAACGGTGAATTTCCTCTTTGCTGGCTTCATGACATAAGGGAACCATTAGGATTAGCAACTGCAGAAGATAGAGATAAGGGGCTTTGGATAGAAGGCCAGTTGAACCTTGATGTTCAGTCTGCAAGAGAAAAACGGAGCTTAATGAAGCAAAGAGTAATCACAGGGATCTCAATAGGGTTTAAAACTCTTCAAGATGAATGGCATAAAGATCTCAGAAAACTTAAAGAAATAAAGCTCTATGAAATCTCTCCGATCACCAGGAACTTCCAAGCGTGTCCAGGAGCTGAGATTGGAGATGTCAAAAGCGGTTTTCCGGAAGAGTTCAAGCCTTATCCGAATGAGCATTCCGCAAGATTGAAGGATCCTGATAAATTCGACAAATTCAGAAGGAAAAAGGATGGGACCATATTTAAAAATGTGAAAGTCCCGGAAACCATCAATGTTCTCTGGGGACATTTAAAAGACGGTAAAGATGACGACTGGGCTGAACAATCTTTGAGATTTCCAATTAAGAACTGGACAGCTTCCGAAGCTAAAAAGTGGCTTAAAGACAATGACATTGATTACATGAAATTCGAACCTGCTTCAAAATCGCTTGAAGGTGTATTGAATAGGAT